CATGGCAGAACGGAGAGCTTGCGCCTTCTGAAGAAATTACCAACGAGTGGGAGCGTGTTGATCCGTTTATGTTCTACTGGGCCCCATGGTGCTCAGATGTACAAGAAGGATTTATCGTTGAGCGTCACCGCATGACGCAAGAAGATTTGCAAGCACTGATTGACGTGCCGGGCTATAACAACGACGCCATTCGCGCCGTGCTTAAAGACTTTGACTACGGCAACTTAAATGAATGGCTGTGGACAGATAGTGCGCAGGCTACGGCTGAAGGCAAAGACACAACGCAGACTATTTTTACAACCGACCTGATTGATGCGTTGCAGATGTGGGACAGTGTAAAGGGTAGTGACTTGCTCACTTGGGGCTTGTCTGCAAAAGAGATTCCCGATCCTGATTTGAGCTACCCATGCGAAGTATGGTTGGTAGGCTCTACCGTGATCCGCGCCGTGCTAAACTACGACCCTCTGGGTCGCAAACCATACTACGTTACTTCATACGAGAAAGTGCCCGGAGCCGTTGCTGGTAAAGGCGTTGCGGACTTGTGCCGTGATTCCCAGAACATGGTGAACGCTTCAGCTCGTGCTTTAGCAAACAACATGGGTATCTCCTCTGGCCCGCAGGTGGGTGTAAATGTTTCGCGCTTACCGCCCGGTGAAGATATCACTGAAATGCACCCATGGAAAATCTGGCAGTTTCAGAGTTCTGAATTTAATGACGGCTCACAGCCGCTGACGTTTTATCAGCCAAACAGCAACGCCAATGAGTTGATGGCAGTGTTTGAGAAATTCTCTGCCCGCGCTGATGAGGACACAATGATTCCTCGTTACATGACTGGTGAGAACACACCCGGCGCAGGACGTACATCATCTGGCTTGTCCATGTTGATCTCTAACGCTGGCAAGGGTATCAAACAAGTTATTAGCAACATCGATCGATCTGTGATTGTTCCGTCGATTGAGCGTTTGTACCAAGACAATTTGCGTTACAGCAAAGACCCCGATTTGATCGGCGACGTCAAAGCAGTAGCTAAAGGCGCGACTAGTTTGGTTGTTAAAGAAGCCGAAGCAATTCGTCGCAACGAGTTCTTGCAACTTGTTCTTAACAGCCCTGTTGCGCAGCAAATCGTTGGGATGGATGGCGCTGCCGAACTCTTACGCGAACAAGCTCGCAGTCTAAGCGGCAACGTTAATCGTATTGTTCCTGATCGTCCTACGCTAACCGCCATGCAAACTTTGCAGCAGCAGAATGCGCAACTTCAAGAACAGTTAGCAATGATTGCCAATGAACTTCAGGGCGGCGCACCCGGCGCACCGGCTGCTCCCGGTATGACACAAGGCCCTGCTCCACAAAATACGCTACCTGACGGAAGTCAAGTAGGCGGGCGCGAAGGTAACATGATGTCACCACGCCCTAACGGAATTTAAAAACTTTTGTTGACTGTTTAAAAGAGCAGTGGTATAAAATCAACATATGAAGATTTTTATAGGCCAAAAGCCCGATCGACAGCATGTGCAAGCGTTATATCGTTGCAAGCTAGAAGAACATGGTGCTCTATTGGATTTGTTTCGTAAGAAACTTGAGGAGACAAAAGACTCCTTGATTCTTGCAGAAGATTCAGTACGAATACACCGACTTCAAGGTCGCGCTGAGGTCTTAGCAGATTTTCTCGAGGCGGTTGAAAAATCGCACGAGATTTTCGACCGGGTCAAATGACCCGATTTTTGTAGTCCTAGCAAACCATTATGTTGGACGGCACACCGGTAACCCCGACGCCCGAAATGCAGAGTTGGCGCTTTAAAGGAAATTTAAAATGGCATTGCCGAAACAAGTAGAAGCTCAATTACGTGAACTGGAACAGATCGAAAAACAAATAGCTGAGAGTCAAAATACAGCGCCTTCGAACCCGGAGCCGCAAACGACAGAAGACCCTCCAGCTGATACTTCGACACCTGAACCCACCGTTGCGGAGCAAAAACCTGTTGAAACAAAGCCAGAACCGACAGAACCAGTTATAGCTGAAGAGACATGGCAGAGCCGCTATATTGCCCTAAAAGGCAAATATGACGCCGAAGTGCCACGCTTACACGCCGACTTACGGGATTTTAAGACTCAGTTGGACAAACTCCAAAAAGCCTCAGAAGCCAAACCAGTCGAGACGAAGAAGCCTGCAGTTGCTGAGAAGTTGGTTACGGATGCTGATGTTCAAGCATTTGGCGAGGACTTAATTGAAGTCCAACGCAAGGTTGCCCGCGAAGTGGCAGCAGAGTTTCGTAGCGAATTAGACGCCATGAGAGTCGAGAATGAGCAATTGCGAGAGCAGTTGAACACGACCGGTACTCAGGTATCTGAAGCAAGTTTTGAGCAACGTCTGTACCGTATGGTGCCGAACTTTAGTGATATTAACGTTGATCCCAAGTGGATTGCGTGGTTAAACGAAGTTGATCCGTTACTCAGAGCGCCACGATCTACTGTTGCACAACAAGCGTTTAACCGAGGCGACGCTGAAGGAGTTGCACACTACGTAACGATGTTCCAACAGAGCATTGCCCCCGTGGAGCGCAAAACCGATAAAACCGACGAACTTGAACGTCAAATTCAGCCAAATCGTGGTGCCTCAAGCGCCCCCAGTGCCTCTCCAAAAGGCAAGGTCTACAGCAACGCTGACATTGAAAAGATGTTTCGTAGAGCAACAGACTTGGGGACTAAAGGGCAAATCGACGCGGCAAAGAAACTTGAAGCTGAAATTGATGCTGCATACATGGAAGGTCGCGTAACTGCGTGATCCGTGTTACAGCGTTGAAACCCAACCTGTTATTTTTTAGGAGGCCAAAATGGCTGCTGTATATCCCGTCCAAGCTCCGTTTAATACGAGCACATCGTACTCCGGTGCGTTTATCCCCACCCTGTGGTCTGGCAAATTGCTGGCCAAGTTTTACCAAAACACAATGTTGTCTGAAATCGCTAACACCGATTACGAAGGCGAGTTGAAGAACCAAGGCGATACCATCCGTATCCGTTTGGCTCCTTCAATCAGCATCTCTGACTACACTGTTGGCCAGAACTTGTCTTACGAAGTCCCCACTCCTATCTTCCAAGATATGCAAGTGAACAAGGGTAAGTACTTCGGCGTTCAAGTAAACGACGTTTTGTCATACCAGTCTGACATGAACTTGATGAACATGTTCACAGAAGACGCTGCCAAGCAGTTGAAAATCTCTATTGAAAACGAAGTTTTCTTCAACAACATGGTCACTGAAGGCCCTGCTGCTGCTAACGAAGGCGCTACTGCTGGTGCTATTTCTGCTGCCTACAACTTGGGCACTGACGTAACTCCTATCGACCAAGCCACTCCTGAAAACGTGTTGAAGGGTATCCTGCGCATGTCTACAGTCTTGGACGAGCAGAACGTTCCTGAAGATGGCCGTTGGTTGATTATCAGCCCCTTCGACCGTCACCTGTTGATGCAATCTAACATCGCTCAAGCCTACTTCACTGGCGACGCTCAATCGACCATCCGTAGCGGCAAGATTGGTATGTTGGATCGTTTCACAGTTTACGTGTCTAACTTGCTCCCACGCGGCGCAGCAGGCAAGGCTTTGGTAGCTGGTTTGACTGATCCCGCCACCGGCGGTGCTGTGTCTAGCGCTAAAGCTCGTCGTTTGATGGTCGCTGGTACTAAGGCAGCAATGTCTTTTGCCATGACCGTGAACAAGACTGAGCCTTTGCGTAACCAGACTGACTTCGGCGATATCGTCCGTGGTTTGGCGGTGTACGGTCGCAAGACTGTTAAGCCAGAAGCCTTGGTCACTGCTATCGTTGGCTCTGCCAGCTAATAGAGTGGGGGCTTCGGCCCCCGTTTTTAACTTTTATTTTGGAGATTTAAAATGACTTATTCGACTCAATTTGGTCGCACGCTTGGCGGCTACGAAGCTGCAACAGCTGGTACTACTCAAACTCAAGCCGGTGCTACTGTCTTGACTTCTGCTATTAACTACGTTACTACTGGCAATGCCAGCGACGGCGTTATGTTGCCTGCAGGCTACGGCCTTGGCGAAATTGTTTATGTTGTTAACAGTTCTGGTGTTGCACTAAACGTGTACCCTGCAACTGGCGGCAAAATCAACAACGGTTCTGCTAATGCTGCTAAGGCTTTGGCTGCTAACATGTCTGGTGCTTACATTAGCTTGGGCAGTGAAAACTGGGGCGCTGTTCTCAGCGCCTAATTGGTGGCACAATAAAGGGGCTCTTCGGAGTCCCTTTTACTTTATGGAGAATTGAATGAACGCACTTGAGCTTATGTCTCGCCTTGGTGGCGAAACCCTGAACAACAAGATTCGCGCCAACATTGACGGAAAAATTGTCATTCTTGCTCGTTTAGTTGAGCACGATTGGGTG